GCCTGAAACAGTCTACGAGCCTGTATTTGTTGCCGCAGGTCACATCGTCAGCATGTTTTTCGCTGGCGTGACAATTCTGAAAATGACCTCCGGAGAACGCATTGACGTGAAAGAGACCCCGGAAGAAATCATCGCCATGCTTACCGAAGGAGCCTCCAAATGACAATCACACTACAGGCAGTAAACGAGCTCATTCAGTCGCTGGAGAGCGCAGGCGAGCTGTCAATCAGAGAGCAGAAGTTCCTGAAGCTGGCGAAAGCGTTTCGCATTTGCAGCGCTTCACTGGATGCCGCCATAAAAACCGGGAATGTGCTGGCAGACCAAAATGCTCAGCTGGCTGCGGAGAATGTGGCGTTAGCTCTGGAAAATGTAGCGATGAAACAGATCGTTGACTCCGTAACCAACCTGGATAACGAACCTCAGTACCACGCAGAAGGCATGGGGTGCGGACTGGAAGACCGAGGTATTACTGACCGGTACGACGCCTGCCGCTATGGCTGGGATGAAGCTATGGAGCGGATATACGGCGAAGTGATCCCTTGTGCCGATGAGCTGGATTTTTCCGCCACCGATGCCTACCTGGCCGGGATTAAGGCTGATGGGGTGGAGGAGTTCGCGGCAAAACTTCGAATTCCTGGTGATGACCAGTTTTTTGACGCTTTAGCAAAAGGGGTTGCACTTTCTGCTGACGACTTCGCCAAGCAGCTGCGCGAGGGGGCTAATCATGACTGATATCACCGAACTGGCGCTACTCGTCAGTAAAGCGAAAGCGTCTGTATTTACCCTGGAATATATCTCGCAGTTTGAGCCTGCTGATATCGACTCCGATGACGTTGATTTGCGGTTTGAGGTAGATGGCCGAGATACCGGCACCAACGTTTCTATCGTCGATGAGTGCGGGCAAGCTGCAAAGGTTATTGGCACGCTGGTAGAGGCGCTGGAGTATTACAAGTCACGTGAAGAGCGCGTGACAAGTCTGGTGCGCGACAACTCAAAAAGTTGGGATGAGCTGTATCGACAGGTTGAGGCCAAAGGAAAACGAAACGTTGAGCTGGTAGAGGCACTGGAATCAGAGAAACGTATTTGCGCAACGTGGAGAAAAACAGCTGAGGCTAACAGCGAAAAGCTGGAGAAGGCGCAGCAGCAAACGACTGAAAGCGAAAATCGCGTTCGCAAGCAGAATCGCCACATCTGTGAGCTGTTCGACGATAACACAGCACTGCGCCAGCGCATCGCCGAGCTGGAGTCCCGCACCGTCACCGTGAAGCTGCCACAACGTCTTCAACCCGGTGCTGATGGTTATGACGACTGGTACGTTCACAGTGACGATGATGGGGAATATCTCAAGGTTGATGATGTGCTGGCAATGCTCACCGCCGCTGGCATCAAGGTGGAGACTGAGTGATGCGCGACTGGAGATTGGTTTTACGCGATATGGAGCGAGAAGAGGAGCGTAAGCGCTCTATGGTAAAAATCGTTCCAGGAGAATTGCGAAATCAAAAATGTCCGTGCGGTAGCGGCCGAAAAGCTAAAAATTGCCATTGCGATATGTTCAAGGGGGCGAAAAATGTCTGATGAAATTGAAACTATAGATAAAAACCCAAAATCATGGGCCGCATGGAAAAGGGAAGCAGAAAGGCTGCAAGCAATTATCGACGACATGGAGCTGGCCGCAATGGACAGCGAGCCGGTTGAGATGCCTCTCGACTACCTGCAGGGACACAAAGACGGTCTGGAGTGGGCCGCCCAACTGGCAGAAGCCAATCACCCTGAGACCGGAGACTGGCTTTACGATGACCCTATCGAGCTGGCAAAAGCCATTCGCAAAGGTCCAGATATGCCGCCAGTGCAGCCGGTAGCGGACAGCGAGCCGGTGATTGTTGTTGGCGATGATGGAGGGGATGCGCTTTCTTATCGCCGCCTTATCCAGTCCTTTGAGCCTGGCACTAAGCTCTATCTCCACGCGCAGCCAGCACCGGTAGTTTCAGGATGGATTCCGGTAAGCGAGCGCCTGCCAGAAGAAGGTGGCCGTTACTGGTGCTATGTGGAAGAGCAAAACAGCTTGGGGAAAAGCCACTACCAATGGAACTGCTCATGGAATGAAGGTGCATGGTCAGACAAGGCGCTAACAGGTCGTGTTACCCACTGGATGCCGCTGCCGGCCGCCCCGCAGGAGGTGAAGAGTGAGTGACGTAAAAAGCAAAATCATGCAGGTGATGACTGATGCTGCTGCGCTGCAGGATGCGACACTGGGGAGCGGATACCCTTTCCGCATGGCTACCTGGAATATCCGATGCGCGATGGAGCGCAAATTCCCTGGGGTGGAATGGAGGAGCGCCGACCTCCGCAAAGAGCTTATTGAACTGGCGAAAGAGGGGCTGGTATCCAAATGTCCCCACGAGAGCCGCATTGGCCAGGCCGTCTGGCGCCTGGAGGTGAAGTGATGGCGTACATCTTCCTGATTTTCGTCATCAGCAGCCAATCATCGAATATGCAGGTGGTTCCCATGCAGAGTATGGAGCAGTGCAAAGCAGCCATTAAGGCGATGAAAGTTGCAGATGATAAGAGGTCCTGGGACGATGTTTCGCCAAGCGTAGATAATATTCAATGCGTAGAGGTGAAAGGTGCCTAAATCCCCCGCAGAACGTAAAGCCTCCAGTTGAAATCAAACCCCTCTCCTGAGGGGTTTATCGTATATGCTCATTTTGCTTTTATCCCCGTGAGGGGCGATAATTACCTGGTCAGTCTGGACAACTGACAACTTTACCCCGGCGCCAAGTGGGGACACATGGCGCAAACACTGCAATTTGAGAAGAGTTATCAAAACGTACTGATTCCCGCAGAGCCGGGAACCAGCGAATACCTGCAACTTATCCCGGTAGGGCAACTGCTTTGCGGTGAGTTCCGCAAGCCCCGGAATTACGCATTCCACAAGAAGTTCTTCAAGCTTCTGACTCTCGGGTATCACTACTGGACCCCTTCCGGTGGACTCATTGAGCCCGCGGAGCGAACCCTTATATCCGGGTTTATCGACTTCCTTTCATCCGACCTCGATCAGCGCGCTGCACTCCAGAACGCCGCGGAGATGTATCTCTCCTCGGTCGGTATATCCCGTTCCCGCGATATGGCGCTGCTGAAACACTTCGAATCATTCCGCGAGCGGGCAACCATTCAGGCTGGCTTTTACGATGAATACCAGATGCCTGACGGCAGCCGTCGTCGTGTCGCAAAGTCGATCTCCTTCGCCAGCATGGACGACAGCCAGTTTAACGGCGTCTACAAATCAGTGCTGAATGTGCTCTGGAACTACATTCTGCGTCGCAAGTTCCACTCGCCGGCTGAGGCTGAAAACGCCGCCAGTCAGCTGCTGAGCTTTGCGGGGTGATGGCTATGCAATGTCTTCTCGCCAAAGTAATGGAGCGCGGCATCTTCCGTGTGCCGGCGCACCGCAAGCGCAAGGTCGAAGTTAAACCATCAGATATCCCAACCCTGAAAGACTACACCGCTCGCCTGGTCGATAAGAAGTGGCTACGCCTGAGAGCACGGAGGCCACATGCGTAAACCTGCACGTCGTAAATGCGCCCACTGCCGCGAATGGTTCCATCCTGCCCGGGAAGGGCAGGTGGTATGCAGTTTTGAATGCGCCAGCGAGATCGGCAAAAAACAGACAGCAAAAGCCCGGGAAGCGGCGAAGGCCAGGGCGGTGAAGCGCCAGCGCGAATCCGAGAAAGAGGGGCGCCAGCGTCGCCGCGCTAAGCGAGAGTCATTCAAGACAAAGGCCCAATGGGATAAAGAGGCTCAGTCTGCCTTTAACCGGTACATTCGCATTCGTGACGAAGGTAAGTCCTGCGTCAGCTGCGGAAGCCCGCTTATCGGTAAGAGCAACTACCTGACCGGCAGCGCTATTGACGCCAGTCATTACCGTTCCCGTGGCGCGGCGTCACACCTGAAATTCAACGTGTTCAACGTCCACTCCGCCTGCACCCGCTGCAATCGGCAGTTGAGCGGAAATGCCGTTGAATACCGCATTCACCTGATTGAGCGCATTGGTCTGGATCGCGTAGAGCGCCTTGAGGCTGATAACGAGCCGCGCCGGTTCGATATTCCCTACCTGAAGCGCATCAAATCCATCTTCACCCGCAGAGCCCGCGCGCTGGAGAGGCGCCGCGCCCGCCATCAGGAGGCCGCATGAGCCGTGACGTTATCGAACGCATCCGCGACCGCTGGCAAAAGCTCCGCCTCTGCCGGCACCGCGGCACCGTACTGGTTGACTACCGCATACTGAGAAATTTCGTTCGCATCTATCAGACCCTGGGAGAGACAGCATGAAACTGGAATTAACCAACGAACAGCACCAGTGGATAGATCAGTGGCTCCAGCTTTGGGGCGCATGGTGCCAGACAGGGAAGATAGACAAGGCGATGATAAATATGATCGCCAAGTTCATGGCCACCGTTGAGCCGCAAGCACCATCAAGGCCTGTGTGCAGCGATGATGATGGGATGCTGATTGATGCCGTTATCCGGCATTACCTGAAAAACGTAGATGAGAACGCATGGAAGGTGATTTTTGCCTATTACGTCTGTAACTCAAGCGAGATAAGGATCGCTTCATGGCAGCATGCTGTGAGCAAACCTCGCCTGATGAAGACCCGCGCCGGAAATCAGTATAAGCACCCGAGCATTTCAACCATCCGCCGGGAAGTTAAGCAGGTTATCAACGCGGCACTCTTCTGTCT